CAATATACTCTACAAACTGCATCTCACCTTCTTCATACCTATCCAAGATCAACTCTCGATCACAGTCTAACGTGATTGTATACTCTTGACATATTACTTCGTTTAATTCACGAATTACTTTGTCCATATTGTTTTTCCTTTTGATTGATTGATTGATTGATTCCTTATAATATATTATAATATGAAGTTAATCTTATTTACACACATATAACAACTACACTCTTTGTATCCTCATCTTCTTCGAAAGCTATAGCACCGCCAACAGTCATCTCCATTTCAATCGGCATCTTATTTAACTTAACTATCTCATCATGATTCATCTCAACAAAGACTTCAGCAGTCTCATCATACTTACTCAACATCTCGATCAGTTCTAATACAGACATTATATTTTCCTTTTAAATGATTAAATGGTTGTTGTTACCTTATGATATATTATACACCAAATATAATCTTATTTACACACACTCAGACCAATGCTCTCCTGTTTCCTCACCCCAAAATTGTCGAGGAGCTAAGCGCTGCCCACTTCCATTATAATCTGCACTACACACGCTACAAGTATTAGTAAACTTACCTAAACTCAACCAAACATCACAACACTTAATCTGTGCTGACTCCCTGTAAAAGAATTCATTCTCATAATATCCCAGTTCATAATCTCCACTCTCTAAAACACGTAGATAATTCTGATAACCCATATCACCCTCTTCACTCCACTCTCCCCACCCCATATCTTCAAACATCTCCTTACGCGCAGCAATATAAGATTCATGAAAAACCTCAACACCTTCAGAATAATCTCCTCCATGCACCTCAAAATCACAGATGCCTTCCATACTATGTCTCATATACGATGTTCTCTGATATCGTGTTCTAGTATTAACTGGTATAAAGTTTGTGCTGCTCATTATACTACCCTTTTATTTATTTGTTTCTTAGTATTAAGTTGAGGATTATAAACATTAATATATTCTATTTCTCTTTGATGAGTCTGTTTCTTACCACGTACTACTTCTATTACTTCATATCTAAAGTTCTCATAACCATATCTTCTCATCTCCTGATATAACAACCACTGCTTACCAGATGTCTTACAACGAGATATATGCTGCCTAAAACGTAACCTTACACTACCAATAACTTTCTGATCTCTCTGAACAGTAATACCAATATACTCATTACCCGTCTCAGAATTTGTAAGCCGATAGATTATATGATTCCTATCAGATCGTTTCTTTCGCTTCATCATATATCCTCCTTATATAATATTATAATACAATCAAAATCTAACTTACACGTTAATCACTTTATAAGCATAATCATCCCACTCTGAATATAATATGTTCAACTGCCTAACATGACTACTCTTATTTAAAACCAATAAATAAATAGAATCTAAAAAGTCACAACGCTCTGAAACTATTAATCCATAATACTCGTTGTCTCTCGTTAAGATATCTCCAACTTTAAAATGCCTACTAGTCACTTTTCTATCCTTCTTTCAAACACATCTTCAAATATCTACCTCTTCTAACTTCTTCTCTAAACGCCTAATCTCATACCCTAACTCATTAGACTCCCTCACCTTCCCACTCCTCTCAAACTCTTCTCTCCTCTTCAAAAGCTCCCTAATCTCTTTCCTCACCCTCACACTCGGCCTCGAACCAAACGCCATCAACCACATCACACCATATACTAACAACACACTACTCAAACCAAATACAACAGCATACACTACCTGATTAATCATCTATCATCCCCCTTCTATAAACCTCTATATAAATATCAACTCACAATAAACAACAAGTGGCCGAAAAGATCTTCTGTTAACACTTCTCATCTCGACCCATAGTAAACACCCAAAAACAAAAAAAACCAAAACAGCATCAACGTCGTGATTCTATTATGACTCACCATACACACCCACGGGACAAAGCTTGCGTCGCGCACAGTAAATGAATAGCGATTCATTAAAAACTTTTTTCAATTCTGTCCCGGGGAAAGTAGTCAAGAAGCTGTACAGCGTGAGACAGAGTGGCCTGATTAGAAAGCGCTAACGTTGTTATTTATAACCCAATCACACACGATCTCTTCTGACATATCGTATCCTTCTTCGTTAAAGAAGTTTTGGGCAATATTTAAACCCTCGTCAAAGGTGATGGGAGCTCTTGCTTGTTCACTGCCGTTATAGACTGTGAGCGTACCCATTAAAGAGTTGTTTTTAATGATGAGGTCGAAACCCGGGACGTTGTGACGATCGTAGTTATCGTAGCAGAAGTAGCGAGTATCGTTAGTTTTATTGCTATTAATCTTTTCAGACCCTACATACATTGTATCTGTAGGTTGTTTAGTGTCTATGCGGTTTTTAGAAACAGCGTTGATGAGTTTATTCCATTGTTTGATATTGATTAGATTATTCATTATGTAAATCCTTTGGGAGGTTGATATAATATATTATAATAGGTGAGAGAGCAGAGTTACACTTATTAGATAGTGATAAGACGTCCACGGTTTTCTTTTGCGTGGAGTATAGTTTCTTCAATCTCTTCAGAGCACAGCATATCTACTTCTACGTAGTCAAGGAAGTATTTGTCTTGTCCCTTAGGATGAGTGAGAAGTAGATGAGCTTTGCCATTCTTAGTGCAGTCACGTAGCGACTCGATGTCATTGCGGATATGTTCAGGAAGTTTGAGAAGTTCTGAATCGCAAGACATGAGTAGATTGTAGAATTGAACTTTTGTAATTGATTCCATTGTGAATCCTTTGGATGGCGGTTGTGATATATTATAATATGAGATTGAACAGAGTTACACATCGGGGTGTTGTTGTAGAGTTAATTAAAAAGTCGCGACTAGATCTACGCAAGAGTTGATTAAAGCGTTTAGATTAGTGACGATGATGGGACGAGTGGATGTAACGTTGAATCACGTTTTTGGTTAGTTATAGAGAAGAAGAGAGGTAGAAGTCTTCGAGGTCTTTGTTGATATCTTCGAAGTGTTCGCGGACGTGAACGGATTTGCCGCTGTGGAAGTGAATCCAAGTTGTGCCGTTGGCGTTGACGTCGTCATCATCTGTGTGTTTGTTTTTGTTTTCTATGATGTGTGAGACAGCTGACATTGAGATGGTTAGAGAAGAGTCGCTATTTACAGTGATGTATGTTTGTAAGCTGTTCATATTATTTATTCCGTTTCTGTTTGCTATTTTTTTAGACTTCTGTCCCGGGGAAAGTTAGTTCAAAGCGTTGTTAGAGGTGACGAAGACGAAGGGAGGGTGTTATGATGGTGGGGCAGTATCGATGAGGGAGCGAGTTAGTTGACAAAGACTTCTGGGTGAGACATTAATATGCCGGAGCATATTGTGACGTATTTGTCAGCGGAGAACATTCGTTTATGAGGTGGCATAGAGTGTGCGCTGTATAGCCAGCCTTTAGTGGGTTTGCAGTATGTGCTGACGTATCTTTGTAGAGCGTTTGTATTGCTAGTAGTTTTATTTAGAGAGAACAATGTTCCCCCTGAGATACAGACTAAGAGTATGAGTAGAGTTTCTATGATAGTTGTTTTCATTTATAGCAGCTTTCGAGTTTAACTGTGGGTTATGTATTAGTGAGTAGTGTTATGATTCTGAATCGTCATCTCGTTTCTTTTTAAGTTCGTCTAACTTGTCGTTAGAGAATTCGAAGATGTAGCCGATGAAGAAGCCGAGAAAGAATGTGACAAAGTGAATCATTGTTTGTCCTTACGCAGTTTATTGCGTTGGTTGATGAGATCTTCTAGTTTACCTGTCAGGCCACGAAGTCTCTCGTTGTGTATAGCTTTGTTGAGTTGTTCTAACGTCATGTTATCTTCTCATCTCTAACCATTGATCTAGAGTGAATGTAGTGTTGCCGTCATTGTATTCATAACCCATTTCAGTATCATAAACATATTCAACGTCGTAACGTTCAAGGATAGTGCTGAGTGCTGCTTGACCAACTTCATAATGTTCTGATGTATCGAAGGGGATATGAGAAACTGATTTTGGGAGAAACTCTTCTTTGATTTGTTGTGTAGCTTCAGACATATCTTTTGGTCCGTAGCCTTCGTCTGTGACAAGTATTGTGTCATCGTTTGGAAAGACGATATGGCCGATGCCTGAAGGGAGACTGCGATAATCGATGTTGAAGTAGATGTGATCTTTAAGATTGATATCCATATTGGAGTCCTTTTTGATTGTGTGTTGGTGGATTATGGTATATTATAAAACAGGATTAAACTTATTTACACGATAAGGGTTAATCGCAGAATCTTCTTAGATCTGAAGAAAGTA